CGGAAACACAGTCAAGCCCTGCTGTCAATATCAAAGGACTACAATGGACATTATCTGCTTCAGCTCGTGCATATGTTCAGCGCAATAGTAAAATTCTATACGAACTGACAGAATCAGGTACTTTAGATTTTTATGGCTGGGCAGATACTGATGAGAATGACCAAGACATCGAAGTAGTTATTTCAGGCGGCAACGGTGGAACTGTTATAGTTGATTGTGCTAAAGTATCAGGTTACGGTTCACAGCAACACCAAGGTGCTGATGGGAGTCTAGGCTAATGAGACTAATAAAAGAACTTAACGAAGACCTACAGTTTATTGTAGAAGAATCAGAGTCAGGCAAAAAGAGCCTCTATATCGAAGGCGTCTTTCTACAGTCTAACTTACAGAACAGAAACGGTCGTGTCTATCCCAGAGAAATCATGGCGAAAGAAGTAGATCGTTATATGCAGGAACAAGTCAACACTAAGAGAGCATACGGAGAACTTGGGCACCCAGACGGTCCTAATATTAATCTCGACCGTGTTTCACATATGATTACCTCTCTTAGAGAAGATGGCGATAACTGGATAGGCAAGGCTAAGATCCTTGACACTCCTATGGGTAACATTGCCGCAAGCCTAATTAAAGAAGGTGCAGGACTTGGTGTTTCTTCACGTGGTCTTGGCTCATTGAAAGAAAACAGCGAAGGCATTAATGAAGTACAAGACGACTTCATGCTTGCCACAGCAGCTGATATTGTTGCTGACCCTTCAGCCCCAGATGCTTATGTACAGGGCATCATGGAAGGCAGAGAATGGGTGTTTGTTAAAGGTGTATGGCAAGAAAGAGAAATCGAAGAAACACAACAGTATATTAAGAAAGCAAGCAGTAAAGACCTCTCTGAGGCCAAAATACGTGCTTTCAACGAATTTTTAAATAGGCTATCTAATATTTAATTTGTATAAATATATAAGACTATATTAAATCTAACCGAAAGGAGATAAAACAATGGGTGTAGAGTCTAAAATCAGAGAGCTTATGGAGGGTGCAGCAAACCGTCCTAAAGATAAGCTCACTGCTCGTGACGATAGCAACCCTACTCAAGGCGATTCAAATCCTAACCCTGAGCAACAGGACCTTTCAGGTACTGGCAATGCTGAGGGTGGTTTGACTTCAACCGTGGGTAAGGCTGCTTCCGCTAAGGCGAGCAAAGATGGAACTCTTCCTGCAGGTAACGGTGCTAAAGAAGCTCCTGCAAACTTTGTCAACGACAAGCCAAGCGAAACTGATGTGATGAAGAAGGCGTCTGCCGGAAACGTCCATCAGGAAGAAGCAGAACTTGAAGATGAAGAAGTGATTGTAGAAGATGAAGCCGTTGAGGAAGATGCAGAAATTGTTGAAGAAGAGGAAGTTGCGGTTGACGAAGTAATTTACGAAGAAGACCTCAAAGCCCTTTTTGAAGGTGATGAAAACCTCACTGAAGAATTTAAAACTAAAGCAGCTGAAATTTTTGAAGCTGTTGTTACTTCCCGTGTAGCGAGCGAAGTAGAAGCAATCGAAAACGACCTTGTTGAGCAAGCAAATGAAGCGTTTGAATCAGAGCTTGAGCAAATGGTTGAAAACATCGACAAGTATCTTTCTTATGTAACTGAACAGTGGATGGCTCAAAACGAGCTTGCCATTGAAAGTGGTCTAAGAACTGAAGTTACTGAGTCTTTCATCAAAGGACTACAGCAAGTTTTCACTGAGAACTATATTGAAGTTCCTGAAGAAAAGTATGAAGTTCTTGATGAGATGCAAAAGAAGATTGACGAACTGCAAACTAAACTGGATGAGCAGGTTCAGACTAACATGGATTTGACTACCGAATCCGTATCACTCAAGAAGCAAAACATTATAGGTGTTGTTTCAGAGGACCTAGCAGATACAGAGGCAGAGCGATTTATTACTTTGGTTGAAGATGTTGCTTACACTAGTGCAGATTCATATGAAGCAAAACTTAAAATCATTAAGGAAAACTATTTCCCTAAAGATACAGTAGAAGCTGATAGTGTTCTAGAAGATACAGTAGACGAAATTGATGAAAATACTAATTCAGTTATGTCTAAGTATGCTAGTGCAATTTCTAAATCAACTAAGTTTTAATTACCAAAAACACTTTTTTTATAAATATAATAAGTTAGAACGAAAATAACTGAAACAAGGAGACATTTAAATGTTTTTATCAGAACAAGTTGAGAAAAAGTGGGAGCCTGTTCTTAACCACGATAATCTTCCTAAGATTGAAGATTCGTACAAAAGAGCGGTAACTGCTGTAGTTCTCGAAAACCAAGAAAAAGCGTTGCGTGAAGAGCGGACTGCTCTTTTTGAAGCACCTCACGCTAACCAAACTGGAGCTTCTGTAGACAACTATGATCCTATCCTCATCAGCCTGGTAAGACGAGCTCTTCCAAACTTGATGGCATATGACGTAGCTGGTGTACAGCCTATGACTGGACCTACTGGTTTGATCTTCGCTATGAAGTCACACTACACTAGTCAAACTGGTACTGAAGCATTGTTTAACGAAGCTGACACTGATTTTTCAGGTGAAGGTACTCACGCAGGTTCTAACCCTGTTGATGGTACTTACACTACTGGTACTGGTGTTGCTACAAGCTCAGCAGAAGATTTCGGTGACTCAGTTACTCTGAATCAGATGGCTTTCAGCATTGAGAAGACCACTGTGACTGCAAAGTCAAGAGCTCTCAAAGCAGAATACACTGTTGAATTGGCACAGGATTTGAAAGCGATTCACGGACTGGACGCAGAAGGCGAACTTTCCAACATCCTTTCACAAGAGATCCTTGCTGAAATCAACCGTGAAGTTATCCGTACTATTTACAAGGTTGCAAAGACTGGTGCAGCATCAACTGCTACTCCTGGTACTTTCGACCTAGACGTTGACTCAAACGGACGTTGGTCAGTTGAGCGATTCAAGGGCTTGTTGTTCAACATCGAGCGTGACGCCAACGTAATTGCACAAGATACACGTAGAGGAAAAGGTAATTTCATTATTTGTTCTTCTGACGTAGCTTCTGCTCTTGCAATGTCAGGTGTACTTGATTACGCCCCAGCACTTAACACTAGCTTGAACGTAGATGACACTGGTAACACTTTCGCAGGTGTACTGAATGGTCGTTTCCGTGTTTATGTTGATCCTTACTCAGCAAACACTGGTGCAGCATCACAGTTCTACGTAGCTGGTTATAAAGGCACAAGCGCATATGACGCAGGTCTTTTCTACTGTCCATATGTTCCACTTCAAATGGTTAGAGCTATCGACCCTGATACTTTCCAACCAAAGATTGGTTTCAAGACTCGTTACGGCATGATTGCTAATCCTTACGTAACACAGTCTGACGGTACTACTGACGCAGATACTTTCACTGCCGACCGTAACCAATACTACAGAAGTGTTAAAGTTACAAACTTGATGTAACAACAAAAAGAATACCTTAAGGTATCATTTTTAAAGGGGCCATGGACGGCCCCTTTTTTTATCTATAGAATAAAACTGTTATAAATATAGTTACACTTAAAATAGGAGTGTATACATGAAAAAATATTTACTTTTAGCACTATTGCCTTTCAGCGCAATAGCACAAACATACACAGATGATGTTGCTGAAATCATCAATAATAACTGTGTAACTTGCCATCGTCCCGGTGGCGTAGGTCCAATGAGTTTTGAAACTTACGATCAAGTTAGACCTTGGGCTCCTCTTATTCAAATGAGAGTTGCTAATAGAGAAATGCCTCCTTATGCGTATGACCAACATATCGGCATCCAGGATCTTGAAGGCGACTGGAGACTGTCTGATGAGCAAATTGCAACTGTTGTTGATTGGGTAAATGCAGGTTCACCTTATGGTGACACTGATATTGTACCTCAACTCCCTGAAATGCCAGATCCAGATGATTGGCGTTTCGCTGCAATGTTTGGACAACCAGACCTTATTGTTCCTTCACAGGCATATGATATTCCTGCCAACGGTAATGACTTGTGGAGTAAAGAGTTTGTCAATCCCGGATTAACTGAAGATAGATGTATTAAGGCAGTACAAGTTAAGCCACGAGGTGATGCAGCAGCAGTTGTTCATCACGCTAACTCAGATGTGTATATGTATGACGAAGAAGGTGATCTTGTTCCATACGGACAGTTGACTGAATATGCAATGGGCAAATGGGGTGAGTTAATGCCAGAAGGTGTTTGTCGTACCATGCCTGCAGGATCATTAGTACGTTGGGATATTCATATGTTTCCAGGTGGTGTAGGTGCAACTGCTGAAGGTGGCATGATTAAAGACAATGTTGTAGAAATTGGTCTTTGGTTCCACGATGAAGATTATGCAGAAGTAAACGATGTGTACAATCAAGACCTTCGTTTGTATCCTTTGAGAGAAGGTTATGAG